GCGTGTGTGTGTGTGTGCTTACTTGTTTTTTTTTTCTTTCAGTAAATATTTTTTTTTCTTCCCCAGATCTGGTTATGGCTATCCAATACGCAAACAGTCGATGGCTGTCGCCCTGAACACAATGGGTTCCCACGGCGACTAGAAGTTCCTTGAAGCCGTTGAATATGGCCGGGTCGTTGATGTGTTTCACCACAGCCCACGTTTCCGCAAGCAGTCGCGCGACGTTTATGTTGTCAAACTGCGAATCCAAGTACCCTCCTTGTTTTGGGTGGTAAAGTCTTGCCATTTTTGTCAATGCAGGGAGATTATTTGGCGCGTAGGCTTTTGTGATATGCTCTAACAGCATTTTAAATTCCTCTTCGCCAATAGGGGTTGCCAAGACCGCTTTGTGTTTTTTCACGATGGGTAACCATTCTTGAGTGTACGCATGAACATCCCACCCTCTGTAAGCCATCCTTGTTTTTCTTTTAAACTATGTTGATTTACTTTTTTTTCTTCGATTTGAACGATTTGTTCTTTTCCTTGAGGAATAGTTGAAACTCGGGTTTTTCGAGGGATAGCCGGGGTGGAAGCTGTGTCATTGGCAACGACGGCGATCGCGAAGAAGAGGTGAGGATGTAAGCGTCCAGTTTATCTAATGCTTTTGCTTTGGAAGGGTGATTCATTTATTTATCTCCTAGTTTTTTTTTGGGCGCTGTTATAAATATAAAACTCTTTTTTTTTGTGAGCAACTTATAATTTTTCATAAATTAAAACCGCAGGTATTCCGCTGCCTGTGTATGCTCCGGGGTTTTCGGCTCTTTTGGTTTCGGTGGCGTCGTCATAGTAGTACCATGTCTTATCGGCTTTAGCTTTGACATACCCCACATAGTGACCTCCGTTGAGCGTTGCGCCTTGATGGATACTGACACCGACAAGTTCTATCTTACACTTCGACCCCTTGTCTTTGTTGTCTTTCTTCTGGAAATCAAACCCAAAATCGACGGGTGCATCGTCGATCACCCATTGACGCCCGGTGAGTTTTTTTCCTTGGTCATTAAAAACCATGAGTTGGATCGTAATGTACTTTGAAATGTAGTACTGGCGTGCGGTGGTGAGTTGTAGCCTTTTAAAGGGATTTTGTTTTTCTAATGGCTGTGCCAGTTCATTAAAAGACAAGAGGTCCCCGTTTTGCCAAAAGGTCAATAAATGGTTAGTATTAATGGGAGTCTTGCTATCTCCTGGGGGGACTTGGAGTTGAATGATTGTTGTAACCGCTTCTTTTGTCAAGGTTGCCTTCACGTCGCCGATTGCTTGCTTCGCAGCGTTGGAATCGAGCACGAGTTGAGTCACGTCTGATGTCACGGGGTAGCACGGGCCTGCATTTCGGGGCGGAAACGCGTTTCTGCTGCCGTTTTTTAACCCAAATTTTAGGCTTAGCTCCTCTTTTCGCTCGAGACGGTAATAAATTTGGTCCTTCTTGGGACAATAAACAAACATCGAAGAATCGGGGAACCAAACATGTTTCTCCCACAGCTGACCGGCTTGTTTGATTTGTTTTTCATCACCTATGGCATACTGTATTCCAGCGCGGACGTAGACCAACTTAAGTGGAGATAATTCATAGTAGTGGCCATTATGGTCCACTTGCGTTTGCTTTTGAGCAATAGCAAGGGGAAAGAAGTTGGGATCCCCAACGTTAACTATGAGATCCACAGGGCGTTTTGCGTCATTTAGTATTTTCGTCGCATCGGAGCTGAATTTGAATTTTTTCGAGGTCGGGTTGTATCGCAAGGCAGAAATGTTTGGAGCGAGGCGTTGCCACTTGGTTTGATAAGACTCTACGGCTTTGAAGGGGATAGGGTGCGTGGTTACCTGAAACCCCACCCCGTCTCCTTTTGTAATTTTGTAAATTAATCCCTTATGCAGCCACTGGGTGGCGTATGTGGTTGCAGTCGTGAGTGTGTCGACATAATTTGCAGCTTGCGGTCCGGCGCGTGTGTTGAACCAATCCATCAATCGTCTTAATGTATCTGCCGAATCTTGCTGTACCGTATACAAATCGCCAACGAATACTACCTGGGCGATTTCTTTGTACACATCCTTAAAGTACATTTCTTGTAATTTGTTATCCCGAAGTTGCAGCGCTCCGGGAATGCGAGTGTCGGATGTTATTGGATACTTTCGTTGACCCATAAAGCAGAGCAGCAAGATAGCGTACAATACGACGTTGTTCTGCTGCAGGCTTAATGCGTTGCCCTTGACTTCTTTTGCTTCTTGGATAACTGTTCGTACTTGGCTGACATACACGGGCATGCGATACAGCATTTGAAAAGCAATGTGGAAATAACAGCTATTGCAATGGTTTTCAAAGACCGGAGCAGGTCTGTCCATTGCGCAGGTCTCCAGGGCTAGGTGCATAATCCCTTTCTTTTCCTCTCTATTTCGTCGCTGCTGCTCAACAGCTGTTTTCAGGGCCGTGGCGGCCGCGGCCGCTGAGGCAGCCACTATCGCCGCTTTGCGCGCGGCGACCGCGGCCTCGCGTTGTTGTTTCTGTTGGGGCTTCATTGGTTTTGCGAGGAGGCTGGATTTTAGGACCCGTCGTTGTTCCGCGGAGAGAAGTTTTGGAACGGTCATGCGCACTTGCGGGGCTGTGCGCAGTTTTCCAGTTTGCATCATCCGGTAAATTTTCACAATATCGTTTTGAACACTGTGGGGAATTCGTTTGGGCGTGCTCATAAATTGCACGTAAATTTGTTGCACGAAAGGAAAAAATTCTTGGTCTGCCATCGCATAAACGTGTTTTAATACTGTTTCGAAGGACACCGGCGGTGCTTGGAATTCGTCCAGCACGCATTTGAGCTGAAACTGTTCAAAAAGCGTTGCCATTTTGGGCCCGTGCGTGGCGACACTGGGACGTTCGATCAAGCGACGACGCAGAATGCGGAGATTTTTTTTCTTAAGCTGCGCTTGGGTCATTCTTCGGAGGCGAAGAAATGAGAGTAATTCTTGCCCCAGCGTGGGCAAATCCACCAGTGCGTCTTCTTCTCGGAGCACGTTATCTAGAAGGTCGGGTTTTGTCAATTGCAAATTTTGCAACTGCGGAAAGTGTTTGATGATTAAAACCGGCAAGTTTCGGGAATGCCACAAATCTTGCATTAAAATGACAAACACTTGACGCAAGGTGCTTATGTTTCGACTTTTCAGCATTTCGGTCACTTGCTTTTGACACCGTAATTCGTCTGGGTTGGCAAAAAACTCACGCAACTTAATATTTTTAAAAACGTTGGCTGTTTTACGCAGGTAATTGAGTAAGAGTTCGGAATTAACTTGTATCAATGTGGGTTTGCTTAATTTCACGATGGCCGGGTCTGACGCGTCAGAAAATGTTGTGGCGAGTAACAGGGATCGCGTAGCTTCCGAAAACATTTCGGGGTCCACTAGCGTGGTGGTTAGGAGATCTTTCACGTGTGAGCTAGCCATTTTTGGAAGTAAGAACACGTTTTTTTTTCTATCTTACAAACATATTTTGACGCAAAATTTTATTTTTTTTTCTATCGGGACAGTTTTCCTGTTGCGAACCTTCTCTACAGATGTTTGCTTTGGAATCGGACGACGAAGTGGACTACGAAGTCGATGCACTCGAGGAGGAAGATGCGGACCCGCGGCCACCGGTGGAGTTGGAGAAAGGAGAAATTCCCCAAGACCTGTGGTCACCGGGAGAGAATAAATTGCAGGAGGAAGAGTTGGAAGAGGGTGAAATCCCCCAAGACCCGCGATCACCAAGGGAGCACACGTTGCAGGAGGAAAAGTTGGAGGAAGGAGAAATTCCCCAAGATCCCCGGAGCGTGTGTCCTGCGTTTAACAGCTTCCAGGGGTGTCTGGACCCCAAATGCGTAAATGTGCACATGAAGTTCGTCTGCGCGTTCTTCATATCCCCTGCTGGATGTGGCCAAGGATCCAGCTGTTTACGGAGCCACAGCGTGAACGCGCCCCGCGAGCCAGGTGGGAGGCAAGTGAAGCAGTGCTGTACCCCCGGCTGCGACCGCTACTGCCTCCGCCACGAGTGCAGCGCCTGCTACTCGGTTCGTCGTCGCCGTCGTCGTCCCCGAAGGTCCGTCAAAAAGCATCACCCCCGAATGAATCGCAAGCGAGCCGGGAGCTGTCACGACTATCGCCGGAGTGCAGTTCCGAGCGGGCGGAGCGGAAGGCCTCGTCGTCGTCGTCGCGTCGCTTCTATTTAATCTTTCCCAAAGTTCAATGTTTGGATTGCTATTTTGTATTTTATAAACGGCAACTGTTTGATGAATGTGTCGTTTTCGAGATCCCCCTTAACAAGTACCAGAGTGGCGACCCACGAGTAGTGATCGTTGGCTGGGTTTTTCAGATGGGGGCAAATAATTAATGCAGATAGGTCGGTCAAGTGATTTCGGATAAATTTTAAATCGAGCCTGGAGGGCATGAGCAAAATGCATTTTGAATGTAATTTAAACACTTGAGGTATTTTTTTAGCTAACTGGTGTCGGAGTCGGAGCACCGGATGCGTGTCGGGGGCTGCGGCTTGTAAATATCGAAACAGTGTCGTCAGGTAGCGGTCTTTGTCAGGCAAGTCCCAGTAATAGGCGTATTGGTGTACCGGCAGCGGGTGGGACTTATGGCACTGACCAAACTCCAGTAACATCATGGCCTTATTCAAAGGTTTTTTGTAATTTTTAAAACAAATCATGGTATTCATGAGCCAAATGCGGGAGACGTGCTGAAAGAATTTTTTAAAAAATAATCGGTGCATTTTAGTGAATGGTAAAAGAAACAAGCAATTTTTCTTGGAATCCACAGCCAATTGCAGCCAAAGAGCCGTTTCTTTGAACGGGGGATTCACGTACGCATAATTTTTCCAAGGAATTATTTTCCCATCAAATGTGGGATTGTGGGGACATGGATCGAATTTAATGTTGAAGCGAGCTTTGAGTTCGGTCCATAGCCAATCCGGGGTTTCCGCGTGTTGATCCTTGGCCGTTGTTTGATTTTGCCGATACATTTGTTTAAATTCCAAGGTTTTTGTCTCTTTGCTCTAAACAAAACAGAGTTCCTGGGTCAAGCAAAACAAAACCCCCCATAAATGGAACACCCCCAGGCACAGAAACGAGCAAAAGAGCTGGCGGCTGCCTTGTGGCGGTTTAAGATCGTGATGCCGGATGATTCTGAGCTATGTCGAGAATTCATTTTGCACGGAGAGCGGGCCAAGGTGCCTGACTTGCACACCGTGGTGGTCAAAATGTGCGAAAGCAAATATTTGCACGAGTACTGCAACTTTGATTTGGGTTATGCAATGGCGAAAGGAATTATCACCTTTCACCGGGGTCGAGCGGTCGCACAGAGCAAATGGAGGGAAATGATTCGCAAGTGCGTGCTGCTCACAACAGGTACGACAAAATTCCCGCGGATGTGGCCTTGGTTGCAGAATACTACACCTGCCGCGTGGAAAGCGAAAAATGATCGTACTCTTAGTCTAGTTGATCCAATCGTGCCTGATATTTATTTTCGGAAGCAGTAAACTAAAACACACACCCACACACACCCACCCCTCTCTTTTTTTAATGGCTTGCTCTCGAACCAGCACGGTCTACAATCCTATCAGTCCTCCATTTTATGAATGTTTCCCGCGCAAATACAAGGTTGCCGTGCCACTGGCCTATGTGCCACCCACGTCGGTGGGTAATTACTACCCCGTGCCCGTTCCCTCTTATCCGATGCTGCAACGGCCTTTCCAAAAAGAACGCGTTTGGACTCCGCAACCCAGTTACTTGAACGCCATTGGAAACGATCCCACCCATCCTTTGTATTTCATGTCCATGAACAATTTGCAAAGATTTTGAAAAAAAAAATCACATCTCACAAATTAAACAAAAGAAAACATGCCTCGAAAGAGCATTCCAAGTATCTCGGCAAAAGACTTGCGGATGTTATTAATTGCTTATGGGGATTTTCCAAGTCGATTTTTTGATCCAGCTACGGGAAAGGCCAAAACCCGCGAGGCATTGCTGCACCAGTTGCAGAAATACCATGGGTTGACGACGTTGAGCAAACTCTATCACATCACACGAGCCACTGATGTGCGACGAGCGAAAAGTGTTGTGCAGGCCAAATTGGCGTTGTTTGAAGCAGAAATGGCCCACCAACGCAGAAAAAAACCGGGGCGATATGCCATTACAAAGCATTGCGAATCGTGGGATGATGAAAAAGACGTGGCTGGGTTCCGGAAACAGTTGCTGCGCATGTGGGACCTGCCGGGTCGGAAAAAGCTTTCCACTTGGCATCTCATGACACCCAAGGGCGTGGTGCGAACCCGGATTAAGGATATTTGCGCAGCCATGACGATTTACCCGGGTAAATCTGCCTTGACGCAAATTACCAGATTGGGGGAAATTGCAGTTCGGGTTGCCGCACTCGCGTGGCTTGGGCGAAAAACATACCAACTTGGGACAAAACTCGTTACAAAAAAAAAGAAAAAAAAGATATATAAATAAAATCCTCACCCCAACATGCACGATATCGTTGGCCTCATTCTGCGCATTGTTGCATTCGGAGCCACGTATTATTTTTTGTGTGAATACATTATCACGTGTACCATTCCGACTTGGGTCGGTATTGTCAGTATCTTACTAATTATGGTAACCGTTAGTTTATTTTATCTGCTTTACAAGTGCCGATATTTGTCGAAATGCCAGGTGTGCAAACAAAATGTGCTCAAGAGCCACGCCATCGAGCGACTGATTAAATTCACTCGGTGAAAAACCAAGTGTTCAAATTCCCGGGTAAATTTTCAGGATTATAATAATAATAGAAACAATATATAATGCACACAGAATACTACACTCGACTGGGACTGCGTCCTTCGGCCACGCCAAGTGAAATCAAGAAAGCGTACCGGAAAAAAGCGATTCAGTTACATCCCGACAAGCTTACGGGCAACAAAGATGCGTTTCAGAAATTATCTGCAGCGTATGAAGTTTTATCGGACCCGGAAAAACGGCGCGCGTATGATCAGTTTGGCGTTGCTGGAGTTGAAGGCGGCGCGCGGAGAAACCCCTTCGATTTGTTTTCTACCATGTTTGGCCCGGGGCGGGCTCCCCACATGCCGAGAAAGTGCCGTCCTCAATGCTTTGATCTCAAGGTTACTTTGGAAGATTTATACACTGGGGTCACGAAAAAACTCAGAGTGACCAGAAATGAAAGATGTGCGGCGTGCGCTGATGACGGTGGATGGACGTGCAAAAGCTGCCAGGGCAACGGCGTGCAGGTTCGTGTTCGGCAACTCGCTCCTGGCATGCTCCAGCAACAACGGACGATGTGTTCCGACTGCCAAGGGAGCGGAATGGTGCGAACGCAACGGTGTGAGAGTTGTGACGACAAGCGAACGAAAAAAACGGAAGAAATTCTCGAGGTTCCAATTGCCCCCGGGATGCGGTGGGGGCACCAGCACGTCTTCAAAGAAAAAGGCGACCAGGCGCCCCGGGAACATATTTTACCGGGAGATATTATCGTGACCCTGGCGGAGAAAAAACACGCTTATTTTCAACGCCGCGGCGATGATTTGGTGCTGCACAAAACCATTTCTCTCGCTGAAAGTTTGCTTGGATTCAGTTTTTCGCTTACGCTTTTGAATGGCACGACGGTTGTTATCCAGACCGCGGCAGGTAAAATTACCCCCTCGAATACCACGTGGAAGGTCCCGGGCCTTGGCATGCGGCGTGAAAATGATTTGTTGGTTTTGGTAGCCGTGCGATTTCCAGACCAATTGTCCCCAACACAGCTCGCCACGCTGCAAAACGACATTTTCCCGTCGCACAAACCGCCCCAATCGGGGCAAAAAGCGAGCACTTTGGTGCTTGAACAAGCTGCAAAGAACCTCGGCCAAGAAAAAGAAAAAGCAGCAGACTTCCAGCCGCATCGTCCTGGTGGACCGGACGGCGCCGAATGTCGAACTCAGTAAACCCATAATTGAAGTTAATTTTAATTAAATCGTTCAACAAGCTTAGAGAAAAAAGCTACACGCTTGTTTCTTCTGAAGCATGTTGTTGTAGCAATTGGATCACGTTGCGATGACCGGTGATGGTGTTTTTTTGCTTTTTTTTACGAGGCAAAGAAAAAGTAGTGAGTGGATCTTGACACATGTCTCGGGTTGAGCGTTTCTTACCTCTGCGTTTCCAAAGATAAGCGTCTATGTATGGTGACATAAATTGGATCGTGTGCGCTGGCTTTGGATGTAGATGGTTGAGGAGTTTGAGGTCTTGGGCGTCCGTCAATGACACTTCCCAGAAGATCATCAAAGTGTGTTCCGGTAAACGCCAGTATGTGGGGTATGTAATTGTTTTGGGGAGTAGAAGCAAACCACACTTTTGCTCGATAAATGTGTTAAATGCTTGC